TTTCGATGCCGTCTGAATGGCAATAGCCCAGGCATCGAGTTGCGTCGTTGGATTAGACATGTTCAATGCACCGGAACTCCCGCCCTACAGACTCTCGCACGGGCTGCAAAGGTCGTGCAGCGGCACTGAGGATGTTTCGGGATCGGTGGGAGCTGGTCGATTGGAAACTCCTTACCGTCCAGGGGACCACATTCAGGACAGGTTCGTTCATCACCCGCTGTCACCCAGACAACTCTCCTCACACCGATCCTGTCGTAAAACTTATTTCGTCCCTTTCCATTAGCTCGTAATGTCTCTGTCCTTGTAATCACTTCAACTCTCGTCTGTGCGGTTTTGAATGCAGTCTTACCGGCAAGTCGAAACTCGTTGGAATCGGTTAGAACACCACCGATCTTTTCTCCAATCTTCGCAATCGAATCACCGGTCACAATCCCCACCGAAATCTGTTGCTTGATATTATCTGCCAGCTCTCGGGTGACGTTACCCAACAGTTGCAGATTATAGTTCACCAGAAAATCTAACGCCGATCTATCAGTCAGACTCAGCACCTGTCCTGCCAGTTTGATTCGATCTTTGTGAGATAAGTTCTCGTAATACGGAAACTTCAGTTCGCTGAACTCGCCGATACTGCCGACAATACCATTCTGATAAGAATCACTGATGGCAGCTTTCAAAAGTAAAGTATGTTCTCTTTTCAAGTCGGTGATTATTTCATCGATCCCCTTCTGTATACCTCGAAGTTGTTCCTGTCGAATCTCGAGACCTTTTTTAAGAAGCTTCCTCTCGCCGATCTCAACCAGTTGTGCTTTGACATGTATTTCAGCTGTACGAAGAGATTTCAGCATGGAATTAACCTGCCGCTCGGAATAGAGATCACGTGAATGAAGACTCCGCAAGACGGCTCTCTGGATTTGTTCGGCTTGGTTCAATCCAACATCTCCGCGTTAACGGTTTTAAGGAATTGTCGACAGGCAGTCTGATCGAATCGTCGCTCCTCATCTGTTACAGTACATTTATTATTCTCATCATCAAAAAAACCGCATTCGTCGCAGATATGATCCTCTCCAGCAGTTGCATAAATCCCCTCTGCCTCAGATTTGTCTTCTTTTTCGATTTGTGAGTTCTCCTTAACCTTATCCATGCCTAGCATCTCTCGTGCCGTCTGCACTGACATCACACCCATCTGCACGAGCGAAACGATATCCTTGATGTCCCATGACATGTCGACCAGTTTGCCCTCTTTAGTTCGATTGGACTTTTCGACATCGGGATTCAAGTCCATCTTAGTCTGAATTGTGTTTTTAGAGATCAGGTTTCGGTCATAAAGCTCGATCAGCAGTTTCTTGACATCAATCTCGTTGGTCAGGTCGACATCGGAAAAGATATATTGGATTTTCTTTTCAACGTAACCCTTCATCTCCTTCCAGTCATCGAAAATCCAGTCGAGAATCTCCCGGGCAACCTGTTTGATCTCCTTCAGCATGATAACCATTTTCTGGAAAGCGATAGAAGCTGTGGCAAAGTTAGGTCCATCTCCAGTAACGAGGGATTTTGCGACACCGAGGGCCACGATGATATCTTCCTTGACCTCTTTGACTTTATCCTCTGTATTCAGGACCTGTCCTTCGGTACCATAAGTTTCAGCGCGGACATAGAACGGAACAACTAATCCAGATTTCAAATCCATCTTATTAATCTGGTCTCGAATCGTTGAAATCATCTTCTGCGTCGGCATGATTACCTTGTCACCATACTTACCTCCGACGAGAATAAACCTCAGTGGAGTTGTCCAACGCTTTGCTATAGCACGCTGTGCTCTTCGATAATCCCGTAGTAGTTCAATCGACTCGAAAGCCGGAGTCACCATCGAATTTCCTCGCTGTGAAAACTGTGGTGCGTTCCATTTGCGGTGGATCATCTGGTCAAGTGGAAGTTCTATTTCTTCACCGACGGAACCACTTTCAGTTTCCGGTTTCTGAATTGCCTTAACCAATTCCCCGTTCTCGAATTCGAAATCTACAGATGGTGGATTAACACAGATCAACTTGACAATATCATTGTGCTCGCCTTTTGAAGGTGTTCCACCCGATCCGTAACGCTTATACCCGATACATTCACCCTTAACCAGAAGCTGCAAAATCATATCTTTCAGAAACCGGTTCATATTAAGTGAATTGAATAGCTGAGTGCCCTCAGATCGCGCTGACTCATCGTCTGAAATTATCTTCACCTGATCACCAATCGCAAATGTCCTCCAGGTATTGATGGTGTTGGATACGATTGGCTCCTCAATGTAAAATTCCCAAGATTTGCGTGCACGGTCTTTCCAATCTGCGGGAATACCTTTAATCTCGTATTCAGAACTGAACACCCCAGAGGCAATATTAGCCACAGTTCCCATCAGCTCATCATCGACGATTATAGCATCTGCGGATTCGGAGTTTTCGACCTCATTACCCCGCGAAGGGTGTGTTTTCGTATCAGTTTTCATGAACCATCTCCGCTTTCAAATTCTGAAAATTATTAACCATAGAGAAAACAGACCTTTTCACTTTCCGGACGCAGGTCGATATGGATGAATGTCTTAGCGATTCCGATCCCGTTAAAGCCAAGTTTACCTGCGTTGTGAATGATGTCGATTCGCAGATTGCTGTCTGGGCAAGCAATATCCACTGCCAGACCATTCAGGTGCCGTGAATGTGGCACACCTCCGATTGCGCGATTGTGCTTCTCGCAGCGTGCACCGGAAGTAACCGTTAACGGTTTATCCAACAGGGCACGCAGTGCCTCGACACACACCAACAGTTCTGGCGCAACGGTCTTCTGGCAGCCGCAACTACAGTCCATTTCCCTATCTGTAAAATGAGTCCGGATTGTCTTGTTTGACATTTTTTCCTCTTTCATGTTTTTAACTTGCTCATTAAAAAATCGCATTCGTCACCATGGGAGCGACGTAAACTTCTTCGTAATGCGGGTCAAGTCCATCTAACTCTTCCATCTCCCGCCGCAGGAATGCGCAGCGTGTTGAGTCCACGATATGATCGTTGCCTTTGGAGTAAACCACTCGTCCGTTCTGCAACGTGTAAGTATGCGTGGTAAACTCGTTTTCGATGTCGATATCATCAATTGGGAATATCGCTTTACGTTTTGCCAGTGCGCGATTGATAAGAGCAGTCATGTATTCCTTCGTCCGTTTGCGAACTGGTTTGGTATCATCATCATAACCAATCACTGTCGCTCCGCCGAAATCGAAACCCTGTACCTTGTTTTCAAAATCCTGCCCACGAAACTTGTCCAGGCTCTTCAGATCCTGTACAACCGATAATCCGTTCCCGCCGTTATCGATCCCGATCCCTCTTGGATCATAGTACCGGTCGATTAGCGCGATGATATCCGCCAATGCAGGATAAGGAACATGTTCGGTATGAAGACGAAACACCAGTCGCATCGCTCCGATTTCATTTTCGTTCCAAACTGTCACTTCCGATGGATCGTTTGTGTATCCGGTATCTCCACCTACCCAGTACAGCCCATCTTCGGGTGCCAGACACATCAGCAGGTCCAACCTGTCGCGGACTTCATCTTCTGAGTCGCAGTCTGACAATTCCTCACCAGAAATACTGACTGCCCGGTAACCATCGTAAACTTTCTGGCAGAGCTTAAACTGTTCATGGTTGAATGCCCCGTAGGACGGTCTTCCATGTTCTCCCAACACCTCGTGTTGGAATCCGGGTGTATCCCGACCACCATAAAAATCTAGCAGCTCCTGTTCTCGATCTTCTGTCCAGCTCGGATTGAGTGACGATGGCCAATGGAAGTGCTTCCACCGCTTCTTTTCCTTCGTTAGCCGATAATATGTTGTGTCACGTAGTCCATTCGGATTTGAATAGAGTCTGAAACGTCCACCGGCATTCAAACATTGTCTGACTGCTCGCCAGGCTTGTTCTGGTAGCCATGCAGCTTCATCAATCCAAACCCGGTCAACGTGTAATGACCGGAATGCTTTCCCATAATCTCCACCCGGACGAAAGTGAATTACCGTTCCCGAAATGAACTGCGCCTTGAAATATGGTTTACGGGTGATGGCGGAGTGTCCGGATTTATTGATTGCAATAGCTGTTGTCAAATCTGGATTTTCTCCAACTTGAAACTCAAACTCATCAATCAGTGTATCTAAATGTCCCTGATGCGGGGCTGCCACCAACCCACTCCCTCCTTTGGTTGTGAATGCGTAATGCAACATGTCTGTAACAATGCAAACTGATTTTCCAACATCACGACCATCTTGGTGAATGATGTTCTTTGACTTGCAGCGCAAATCTTCTTTCTGATGCTTCCAAAAGTGACGTGCACTGCCATCCCGGTTTGACAGAAACATCTCACCCCATCTGACAGGATCGGTCAGAATCCTCAACAGTGCTTTCTCTTCGCGGGTGGATAGTGCCGATAAATCTGTTTTCGGTTTTACCATCGTAAGGTCGCATTAATTTCATTTTTTTCCTTGACTTGTATCCGGTTCTCACTGCACTGTTGGACATGGTATTTTACAAACATCAACAGGAGAACAATTTGACAACTGAACAAGCAATAGAACATTTTCTGAATCACCAACTTGCCAATGACAGGTCGCCTCACACGATTGGAGCCCAGCAACGTGATTTGAATCTGCTGCTTAATCAACTTGGTGGTGACTGCAAAATCAGGAACATAAACTCCACTGAAATCGATGGCTTCCTCCTTTGCGATTCGGTACAGAAGCAGTCCAATGGACAACAGAAAATGACCTCTTCCATCAATCGCACCCGGGCTTCGGTCAAAGGCTTTTTCCGGTGGTTGACCGACACTGGACAGATCGATCATAATCCAGCCATCGGTATCCAAATCAAACACAAGAGCAGAAAACCTCCGATCTTTCTGACCGAGGATGAAAAGCGCATTCTCTTGAAAACTATCAGATCGCAGAAGGGCTGGCAGGCAAATCGCGATTTGGTAGTTGTCAATCTCTTCTTGCATACTGGTATCAGGCTGTCCGAGCTGGTAAATCTGAATATCGCAGATGTAAACCTGCTTGAGAAGAAGATCACCATCAAAGCCAAGGGTGGACTGATTGTCACCCGCTTTCTCAATACCAAGCTGCGGACGATCTTGAATCGCTATCTGAAAAAACGCAAACAGGTCTTCGCTGATTCGCAGGCACTCTTCCTCAGCCAGATGCATCAGAGAATCACCTCTCGCCAAATCCAACGTCGTCTCGATCAGTGGATTGTAAAAGCTGGAATCACAAAGCGGATCACACCTCATAGCTTGAGGCACAGTTTCGCAACCGGACTGTATGCTCGGACCTCGAATATCCTCGTTGTACAACAGGCACTTGGACATGCATCCGTAAACACAACTGAGATTTACGCCCACTTGCTCGACGAGACCCTTGAAAACGCTCTCGAAACTCTGTAGGCATGAGTTTGAGGTCTCTCGACGGCTTCGAAATGAAACAATAAGCCTTGTGATATCCAACAAGTCTGAAACCCTTGCCAGGGGAGTTCTTGAGGTACATTGTAGAATTGAGAGGATCGTTGTCATTTGATTGTTTCCTCTTTGAATCCTCTGTACGGACGATAGCTAACCACTTGACCCCGTTGATCACGATCAGGTACTTGAAAGTCCTTTCTCACTGGCATTCTCCCCAAACGGTAAGGCCACAAATAACAGGAGCTGGAAGTGCATAGCCTGACATCCTTTGTCGAACCACAAACGCATTCAAGACATTTAAGTCGAACAATCCTGATCAAAGTCGGCACTCCGAGCTCCTTTCGAACTTCCTTTGACTCTCGACGTGTATGCTTCGCTTTTCTGGCTGATCTCAACTTGTTTTGTTCTCTTTTCATTCTCATTAATGTTTCTGATTTTCAGGTGGCCACAGAAATCAATTTCTCGGAACTTTTCTGGCAGCTAGCTAAGGACTTTTGCACATACAACCGCAATTTGGTATCACAGTGTGGGCTGGACTTGATTACAGAAATCCATGAGCTAGCTACCACTTTTTTTGCAAATTTTGCTTCCGAAAGATTTGAACCCTTCTACCCCGCGGAAGCACCATTTACATGTTGCCCTGCGGAGTGCCTTCGAGCTTTGGATTTTGGCTTTCCAATAACTCCGCCAGTAAGACAAGTATTATAAGTCACATACGGTCTCTTATGTGACCCTTTCCCAACCCCCGACCTCGAATTCATAAAGACTTGCGACATCTGAATCCCAGTGTTATGTGACCTTTTATTCCGATTTTTCAACAACAACGACAAACTACATCTTTTGCCGGACTTGTAAATGTGCATTTCAAATGCATAATTACACGAAATTGATTCTGGGGTTCCCATCTCCAACCTCGATCACGATTCGACAATCTCACTTTATCGCCCCTGTGCAGTCACAGGATTGAGTCGAGTAACCACTCCAAATTGCCTTCGTTCTACACACAGGGTGCATCTGTGCTATCCGGTTTCCGTACAATTAACCGTAAACTAAATAAATGCTCCCACCTCAAAAAGATGCTTGACAAACTATAAAAATAAATACATATTACTTACACTTATTAACAAGTGTAAGCATTTTGTTTAAAGGTTCAATTTGACAACAACACAAAATCGCTTTACTCAAGCACGCAAGATATTCAAACAGCATGGAGGTATGCTGCGAATGAGTGAAGCAATTAATCTCGGTATTGATCGCAACCTCCTGTATGCAATGAAAAAGGACGGTACGATTGAACGCCTCAACCGTGGGCTTTATCGTCTGTCAGATCTACCTCCGATGGAAAATCCTGATCTGGTGGCTGTCAGTCGTAAAGCACCATCCGGTGTAATTTGTCTGATTTCAGCTCTCTACTTTCACGAGATAACAACCCAGGTACCCCATGAGGTTCAAATTGCCATCCTCCGTCGTACAGAACCGCCGAGGGTGGATTATCCACCGACAAGGATTTTTATATTCTCCCAACTGTCTTTTGAAGCAGGAATTGACCAACACCGTCTCGATGGAGTGGATGTTCGTATTTACTCCCCTGCCAAAACGATTGCAGACTGCTTTAAGTACCGCAACAAGATCGGATTCGATACTGCAATGGAAGCACTCAAGCTGTACCGCAATCATCGTGACTTCAACCCGGGCAAGCTGATGGAATACGCCAGTGTGTGCCGGATTGACAAAATCATAAAGCCTTATGTTGAGACGCTGCTATGACAAACAAACAGACCACAAATCTTTCTGCTTCCGTTCACCAACGCTTATTAAATAAGGCTCGCGAGACAAACCGACCGTTCAATGAGCTGCTTCAGTATTTTGCGATGGAACGATTTCTCTACAGATTGTCAAACTCAATTCATGCTGATAGTTTCGTCCTGAAAGGTGCACTAATGATGAGAGTTTGGGAAGCTCCATTATCTCGAGCCACGATGGATATTGACCTACTCGGACGAACGGATAATGGCATCCAGCATTTAACTGAAATCGTTAATAATATCTGTAATTCCGAGGTTGAACCTGATGGGCTTACTTTCGATCCGAAATCTATAATTGCCGAAACAATAAAAGAAGATGCGGATTATGAAGGAGTCCGGATTCGCTTGCGTGGAACTCTTGGCAATATCAAACTTTATATTCAACTGGACATCGGCTTTGGGGATGTCATCGTACCGAATTCATCACAAGAACATTTCCCCACGATTTTAGACTTCCCTGCTCCATTCTTACATTTGTATAGTCGGGAAAGCACAATCGCAGAAAAATTTGAAGCAATGGTTAATCTTGGTTCGTTAAACAGTCGCATGAAGGACTTCTTTGATATCTGGTCACTGTCACGTCAATATGATTTCGATGGAAACATATTGTCCGAGGCAATAAAATCGACTTTTCAGCAAAGACTCACTGGAATCCCAGGTGAACCATTTCCCTTCACAGAACAGTTCTATAAAGACCCTGTTAAAAGTGCTCAATGGCGAGCATTTATTTCAAAGAACAAAATTGAAGATGACTCTCCGCAATTCAATCACATTGTCAAAGCTATCGCTATTTTCCTGAAGCCTATTGCTAAAAATATTTCAGCTAACCGCTCTTTTCCATATGTATGGAATGCTCCGGGACCTTGGCGATAGACCATGCTTATATCTCGCCCAGGTTGCGCCGCATAGGGAGGTCGACGAAACACTTGACCGACCTGCCGAACGCAGCACACACAGCATTTGAGTGCGGTTGATTTCAATTATCTGTAGCATCAAACATCCTCAACGTCAGCATCCTCGATATCTAAGTCATCTCCTGGCAGATTTCGAATTTCTTTTCCAGAATTAAGCTCTTTTTGCCGCTGTCTGGTTTTATCTATCAACTGCAATGCCCACTGTGCCGGACTGGGCAGATTAATATCTGTCCCCTTCCTGGCATGCCTGGTAACTTTCAACGCTTCCAGATG